ATCATAATCTTTTTTAGATTTCTTTTCCTCTTCATAATAAGGACGACGGAAGTCCTCATATGCTTGGTTCCAGAGACTCATTTTCTATGGTGGACGATTGACTATTATCTTTATTTAGCAGGAGTTGCGTCCTTCACCCAAGTTCTAAAAATTTTCTTACTCTCATCAAGGCAAATTAAATAGTTTGGTCCACGTCTAATGATCTTACCAGACTTATCACCGGCAGTGATTGGATCTCCTTCGTTAAAGATTTCGCCGGATTTATACTGTTCTTCTAGTGAACGCTCCTCTACAGGGATGACGTTCATCATCACGTAGTTATAGAGTTTACCGTTCTGTTCTGTCGCTAGTTTTGCGATCTCTGTAGCGCGAGACTTGCGAACTACGATGTTGATTGCGTTATATCCACTCTCATAGATGGACTGAAGAACATCATAAATGGTCTCAGCATTCTCGTCATCAATTACAGCGTCACCATATGCTTCTTTAATGCGTTCGATATCAGCATCACGAGATGGAAAGATATAAAACTGACCACCAGCAGCAGACTCCTGTGCTGTAGCGATTACACTATCACCAATCTCGTCGTTATCAAACTTATCGAAAGCAACTGTTAGTGGTTCTTGTCTTGCTGCCTGGTCGAATTGCTGTCTTGCTCTGTACTGATCGACTTGTCTAAGTAGAGCATCAACATCTACACCGTTAGCGGTACCAGGTTTTTGGTCCTGATCTTTAGCAGTCGATTTACCTGTGGTATCAGATTGATCGTCAGTAGCTTTATCAGCAGCATCCGCGTCTTTCTGAGCTTGGCGAGCATCATACATCTTCAGCTCACCTCTGACGGTCTTTGCCTTCAGAGAACCCTGTTTATCATACCAATCTCCGTGCCCGTCTCCTACCAGACCCAACCGCTTTGCCTGGGAACTGGCGCGGGTTGTTCGTGCCTCGACGATGAACTTCTCGAACTGCTTCACGTATTTTTTTATAATAGATTGATTGGTTCTGACGAATTAATGCAAGACCTATGGTCTTCATATGCTTATATTTAGCTTCTTCATCAGCGAATTGTTCCATAAACTGATGGAAGAAAGCAGTAAACATCATGATTTCGTTAGATTGCCTATCAACCTTCTTCCTAGTTGCGGCATATTCCCAGACAATGTTGTCAAAAAATTCCTCAATCATTTGGTCTCCCTCCAATTTTATCCCACATTGCTTGTACCATATCTACTGCTGGTGGGGTCTCATAATGTTTCGCTGGTTCTGATTGCCACTTATCAATTGCTTCCTGTGTGGGTACAGCAATTCTAAAAGGAATATCGTCTTTAATAAATTCCTCATTCATATCGATATATGTTTGAGGAGTGATCTTAGTCATAATAATGAAAAGTTAAATGGTTATAGTTATGAGTCCCAACTGAATAGCGAGTGGGACTTGTGCCATTAGTGGTGGTGGAGCATTGGTACAAGCAACGGCATCCCAATGCAATCTTTCTAGATCATCCTCATTATCTAGATCAAATTTAGATACCCTAGGAGCTAAGTCTATCAATAATGCTGTAGAAAATCTATAAGTTCCTTTAGATGTTGATCCTTTTGTGCGGATCCTCAATTTCATAGTAGCACCAGAGTTAAGAAACGATGTTACACCTAGATTGTGTAGGTTATTAGGGTCCTGCATCAAAGAGTATAACCCATATCCACCAATTTGGATATAGTGAACGCCTTTTGAGGAATAATAACTGGCAAATGCTCTAGCAAATCCAGTTCCTGTGATGAATGAACTTTTAAATGTCTCTAAATCGTATGATTTTTCTGCTGGAGGGACCTGTTTACTATTCTTATACTTAAAAAGATTAGGTTTTGCCTTCCAAACACGGTTAATTTCATTGACAACGTTCATCTGGTTGAGCAATTTTCTCATTTCTAACGCTTCCGTGGTATTTTTACCAGAAAGACTCCAAGAACTGCCGTCGTGAGTTAAACTTGCCTGCCCATAGTCGGCACTAGTATCAAGTTTGACCTCAATTTTTATCTTTTGTCCTGTCGAAGGGTCAGATCCTGCTAGATATTTGCCTGTCCACAACTCCAAGTCCGCTGCTGTGGAGTCGGCACCAGCAGGAGTAAACCCAGGTGGCACTAAACCAACATCTTTGTATTGTGCGAACAGTTTACTCTCATAATTAAATCCAGAGTTAATTTTTTTACCCATCTTTCCATTCGCCCAGTCCTCATAGTCTGGATCATCACCATATATACCGGCTGGATCAGATACTACAGACATAAAAAAAGACCCTTATGGGTCTATTTATTTTTAATTTTCTTCTTCTTTGTCTTTTTTATTAAATCCAAAGGGACCTTCTTTGTCTTCCAAAGCAAGTTTCAGTGCGACACCACCAAGAGACTCCATGATTTTCAGGATGTCTTCTGCTTTAGCACCTTCACCAAGTTCTTTGGCAACATACCAATACTTAGGCCAGAATGTTTCTCCTGCTTTTTGATAATCTTCTAGTGTCAGAATTTTCATAGATCACCCTCAGCGCGATTTTCAGAATAGTAAGCGTCAAATGTTCCAGCAGGATAACGCTTAGATAGTTTAGTAATATTGCGGTCGAGCACCTCGTCCATGGAGACCTCAAGTGCCATACACGCTTGAGCGACATACCACATCAGATCACCAAGTTCAATAACCATGTGCTCTTTGTTGTGTTCATCAAATGGTTTACCTTGGAAAATCATTTTCTTGATAATCTCAAGGAACTCACCACCTTCGGCATTGATACCAACACCAGCAGTCAGGAGACGTTCAATGTTAGCACCTTTCCCATCTAGTTCTACTAGACGATCAGACAGGGCGAGGAAGTCAGTGGATGCGTCAGAGGTGACACCATCAACAAACTTTTTATAGGATTCAAATCGGGACATAATTAGTAGAGCTCTTCTTCGGTTTCAGTGCGAATAGTACAGTCGGATTTAGGATAGGATACACATAGGAGTGCAAAACCTACTTCCATTTGGTCGTCGTCAAGAAAGGATTGATCTACTTGACTAATTTCTCCTGCTAAAACTTTACCTGCACAGGATGAACAAGCGCCAGCGCGGCAGGAGTAGGGCAGGTCGATGCCTGCCTCTTCAGCAGCATCTAAGATGTAAGTGTCCTCATCACACTCGAAGGATGAAGTGGTTCCGTCAGGTGCTTGTAGGGTTACTGTATGTGCCATTGTTAGAATTTGAACTCGCTAAACTTAGCTTTTGATGTTTCTGATTGTTCATAATTATACTGCTCATCGTCTCCTTTGTCAAGGATATCGTCCTGCGCTGTCTGCTCACAATCATACAGTCGCATCTTTGGACGATCGATACCTACGACGAACCTTTTATTCATATTGATATCATTATATCTATTCTTTAACTGTTTTACCATTACCTGACCTAGAGTCTCAAGCTCTTCGCTGCTAACAAGGGCAAACATAAGATCAGCAGTAGCAGGGAGACCAAAGGATTCAGAAGTATCAGTAAGGTTAGGGTCAGAGCTAGCAAAACCACTGCGAGTGGTTTGAGTAGCAGAGAAGATGGGGAGGTCGAATTCGACTGCCAACCCTCTAAGTTCTTCAGCAATTGACTTGATGTAATTATAAGAGTTGACATTAACTGCTGAGCGATACCTTGATGAAGCACAAATGTTAAGGTAATCAATGAAAATAATGTCAGGCTTAAATGACTTCTTAAGATGAAGTTCACTAAGGAGGGAACGAAAGTGTCCAGCATGGGCAGAACCCGTAGGGTACTCCTTAATAATTAGTTTGCCCGTAGTCTTATTACTGAGGTTCTGAACTTTCTTATAGAAAGTAGACTTAGGAAGTTCCGAAATCTCTTTGATGTTAACATTGAGAAGGTTTGCGTCAATTCTTTCCGCAATCTTTTCTTCTGCCATTTCACATGTGATGTATAGAACGTTCTTTCCCTGGAGGAGAACGCTGGCAGCAACATGGCACATGAAAAGAGATTTACCGACACCAGTGCCAGCCAGTGCGATGTTAAGTGTTTTGTTAGAGACACCACCCGTAGTAATCTTATTGAGCATCTCAAGATCAAAGGGGATCTTATTTTCTTTGCGGTTATAATACGCAAATCGTTCTTCGAAATCATCTATGTAATCATGTCCAACGTGTTGATCAAACCCAACAGACAGAGCATCCTTAAGGATATCGGGGATAGCATCTGGACCTTGCTTGTCATCCTGACCGTCAGCAATCTGAATACTTTCCATCAATGCTAGGTAGATGGCACGCTCTTTACACCACTTCTCAGTGATGTTCTCAGTCCATTCGCGTTCAGTCTCGCTAGGTTCCAGACAATCAATTAGAGTCTTGACTAGAGCAAACTCTTCTTGTGTCAGGTCTGTTCTATTTTCAGACTCAATATGGAGAACTTCTTTTGTAGGAAGTCCATCATACGCACGGATATAATTACCGATCTCTTCAAATAAAACTCGGTCTGTTCGTTCATCAAAATACTCGGATTGTACAAAGGGAAGTACTTTCCGAGCATATACCTCATCATGTAGAAGATTCTTCAGAATCGTCAGAGGTATCCTCTCTCCCGCCATAAGTAAACTCCAATTTCGCGGCGGCATCAAGTTGCCGCATTACATCATCAGTAAAATATTTTTCAGGTTCTCCAAGAATTGTTTTCTCGTAAACCTTTTTGCCATCAGGCATTTTTAAATAACTACCTGCTTTCTCAAACACTCCATACTTAAGGGCAAGTTGTGGAAGACCATAATATTTGTCGAGTCCACGCTCATCATAGAAAAGACGGATCTCAACCTGCTGATTTTCTTTACTCAGACGCGACTTGTTAGTCTTAGCCTTGATAATGTTTCCAATGATTTCTTTTCCATCCTTTTCTTTGGACTTAGAAAGATGGATGATAGTGCTAGCAGAATACTTGAGTCCGCTGCCTCCTCCCATTTCTTTTGTAGGGTGATAAGCGCCGATGACATCGTAGGTATGATTGGTGACGATCATCGGAACATTTGCCTTTGCCAACTTGGAAGTCAGAATGCGGAAGGTGCCTTTGATCAGTTGACTTTTGGTCATATCGCGAACCTGCTTGTCATTCAGGGTGTCTTCTGTCTCCTTAGTGGTAGACATCATGCCCAGACTGTCAAGCACAAACATCATTGGTCGCCTGTCTTCTTCAGGCTCCTTCATATAGTTATCAAGAATCTTGTATGCCTGGTGTCTAAACTCTTCAACTGTCGCAACATCTACCTTGTAGAAGCGTCCAGTTATACCACGCGAGACCAGCAGGTCCTTCTCAATAGCACCTTCTGTGTCAAAGTAAAAGACAGCACCCTTGGGGTTTTGTACTAAAAAATTCTTTACTACTGCGGTTGCGAAGTATGTTTTACCAGTAGATGTTTCTCCAGCAATTGCTGTAATACGATTTCCTGATACACCACCAAAGACGCTGCCACTAACCAGAGCATTAAAGATATGAGAACCGGTATCAACATAGGTTTCATGCTCTTTAATGTTATCAACATGAGTAATATAATCTTCGCCAACCTCTTTGGCGATCTTGTCGAAAAAGTCCATCAAATACCTAGTAGTTTACGTTGTCTCTCAAAGTATCCATGAAGGATCCAAGAGCTGCTATTCATCTTGTCGGTGCCTCCGACACCCCACTCAAAGATAACTCGATCATTATCCTTAAAACGATCTAGTTCTGGAGTATTATCCTTTCCACGATCGCCACCATTACAGAATACCACTTGATCAGAGATTTGTAAACACTTCTCAATGGCACCACAAGCACTGTCGTCAGCATCATCCCAAGAGATAACACCATCAACCATGTTCAGGTGGCGTACAATGTCAGCACGTTCTGTCCAGCACTGGAAATACTGACCCTTCTTACGCTTTAACCAGGGATCACCATTCAATCCCACAATAAGATTGTTGGTAATATCCTTAGCACGCTTAAAGTATGAAATATGTCCACTGTGGATGGGATCAAACCCACCCGTCACCAGACTCACTTTGTCAAAAAACATCAGATAACGTAACCGAACTGCTCTCTAGCAATTTTCTTGTATGGACCACCAGGATTATCCTTACGAATTTGGTGGATAGTATTCAGTTTTTGATACAGAGATGTATCACCACCTAGACGCAGAGCATCGACAATGGTTTTCAGCTCTTTGTCGCTAATGGGCAAATCCATAATAGCACTAAATGAAGAAAGATTCAAGGGTAGCGGTTTTTTCTAATGACCATCCAATAGCATCCAGGATGGCACGAACGGGGTCAACAAACGACTTACTAAACTGAAGATCATAGTCAATATACTTCTCCAGTCCTAGTTCCACAGGGAACTCATTGATGAATGAAATTACATTCTCGTGGATTGGATTGGGTTTTTTCAGATAGCAGAACTTAATCTTCTCGCCGTTGTTGATAGCGTTATATTTATTATCGAGTCCATGCTTTTTGATGTAGTGATTGAAGAGCAAAGCACCCCTAGCATGGATAGGAGTTCCTTTACTATAAATTGACAAGTGACTTTTGTACTTGTTAACATCTGAGACAGAACGTGGAAAAGAAATCAACTGTGGTGGCAACTTCTTAAAGTCAATCTTTGCTCGTTCCACAAAGTCAATCACGTCATCCTCAGTCTGAGTCATGATAACCTTTAGCACATCTTTAATAAATGTGCGACAAGGTGCTGGTGTAGAAGATTTGACTGCTTCAATACCCATCATCTTGAGTTTTGGTTCAGTAAATCGGACACCTTCGATGTCCCAGGCATTGAGAATGTATCTCTTTTTAGCAGTCCAGATGCCACGTTCAGCGATTGTTTCACGCTTCATGAACATCTTCTGCTCGTAAGCGTTTACGTATGTCGCGAGGTCTTCATAAGAACCAGTAATATACTTTTCAAGTTCAGTCTCACAGATTTTATCAAGGAAATTAACAACTGCTTCAGTAGTCTTCTCTCTTCCCGAGAATACTTTGTTAACAAGAGGACCCAGATTAAGATAAATGGAGTCAGTATCAGAAGCAACAACATAATCAACCTCGTTGGTTTTTAGAACTTTGTTAATGTACCGGTTCATCCGGTTTTCGATCCACCGTATACTGAACTGACCCCCGAGAGTAATAGCTTCAGCATTCTCCAACTTATAATAACGGAAATAGTTATTACCAATAGCACCATAAGCACTATTAAGTTGGATTTTTTTAGCCATCTGGATGTTGTTACACCTGGCAATTTCCTTCTCAAGTGCCTTAGAAGGGTTCTTCTCATAATCTTTTTTTGCTTGGATCATCTTCTTCTTAAAGATGACACGCTCCTTATAGATTTTGTCCATCAGGACCGGTAGAAAACCACGTTCTTTAGTTGTGAACATGGCACCGTTAGGGCAAACGGTTACATCTTTGAGATCAGATAGGTCAATTTCTTCTCCCAGAAGTTTGTCAACGGTGACTGTTGGGTGTCTCTCATCCAGCAACGTTTCAGGTGAAATGTTGTACTGCATAATGAGGTGCGGGTATAGCGAGTTGAGGTCAAAAGATACAACCCAGTCATACACACCCGGAACTGGTTCTTTAACGTAGGCACCAGCATACTTTTCATTCTTAGACTCCTCCAGTTTGGGTGGGATAGCGATGTTTCGCTTCTTCAGATCATTATAAATGATCATGTCCCACATGCGGACCTGATAGAAGACATCGGTAAAGTTTACCTTGGCATCATAAGCCATGGTTATCGCCAGTTCGACGAGTTTCATCTTCTCTTCCAAAGCGTCAACCAGTTTAACGTCTTGGATGTTGTACTCTACAAACTTCTGCCAGTTCTTAGTGTAGAAATCTTTAAAGGTATCATACTCTGAGTGATCTAGTTTTTTCTGTCCAAGCTCCACCTCTCCAATATAGTCAAGCCGGTATGATTCTTGTGCTTTATATGTAAATTTCTTATAGAGATCCATATAATCAAGAACAGTAATACCACCGATATCGTAAACCGTATGTGGTCTGCCGTGGAGGTAGATCTCTTCATGTGTTACAAGTCCCCACGGAGAAAGTCCTTTGACACGTTTCTCACCCAGAAGTCTGGCAATTCTTTTGGCAAGGTATGGAATGTCATACAACTGACAGTTCCACCCAGTAATGACCTCGGGAGTGTTCTGCTCCCAGTATGCCATAAACTTATTTACCAGTTCGAACTCATCTTTACACTCCACATACTTGACCATGGAGTCATCGTTGCGAAACGGTCCCACGCCAAACGTAATAATACGTTTAGTAGCAAAGTTCTCTAATGTGATACAAAGAAGTTCTTCATCACAATTCTCTACTGAAGGAAACCCACGCTCTGACTGGACCTCGATGTCGATCGTGGCGATATGCATCTTGCGGATATCAAACTTGATCTCATCCTCAGGATACTTCTCAGAGATATACTGATAGATGTATCGGCGATTTCCGTAGATCGGAAAGTTCTCAATCGCTTCGTGCTTCTTAATGAACTCACGGCAATCTCTTACAGTTCCTGGTTGGATTGACTGAAGAGGTTTACCTTCTAGAGTTTTGTATTTTGATTTTTTCTTGCTAGGAACAAATACTGTTGGTTGAAATGATTCACGCGAAGTGAATGACTCACCATTCTCATAACCGCGAACGAGAAAATCGTTCCCGACCATTTGAACGTTAGTGTAATACCTCATTGACGAGCAAAACTCACAAAATTGTTAAACATATATTGGATATCTTCTTTTGACATATATGGTGGTGGCATATCCAAATATGAAGAAGTATCTTCTGTACCAAAATTCATACTGACAATCAAATCATCACTAATAAATCCAGCATCAACACAAGTTTGTCTCAAAAGTGTACCATGATATGGAGTAAAGATGAATGCGTTAATATTGTCAGAATCAATACGCTTTGCCATCTCAACAGATTCCCAACAGTAATCCATGGTTTCATATGGATATCCCATGATGAAATTGCACGTCGTGTCCAGTCCAACCTCCCGACAAATCTTAAACGCATTGATTGCTAGTTCATTTTTATATACACGACCAATGTGCTTTCTACGAAACTCATCGGATCCATGCTCAACACCCATGTTCATTTTAACACACCCTGAGTCCACAAGACGCTTTGCTTGATACTCAGTAAGAGTTTCTGGTCTGGTTTGAGCAAAATATTCTAACCCTATCCTTTCCTGCATATCACAAAATTCATCAAACTCTTCAGGTATCATAGTCAAAAGAGTGTCTGTGATATTCCAAATCAAATCTATATTATGCTTCTCTTTAAGATCCATGAGTTCTCCTTCGATATGCTCAATAGATCTACGACGAAAGAACTTACCAGCACGCTCGCGGTTATAGATAAAATTTTTCTCCGGCGAGTTACAGAACTTACATCCATAAGGACACCCACGCTGAGTCTCAATCGTAGCAATTTTTCTAATTGATCCCATAAAAGGTCTGTAAAGTGCCTTATCTGGAAAGATTGTGTGGTCAGTATAAGGGAGTTCGTTTACATCTACCGCAGGTCTAAAGGCATTAGGATATACGTTAGGTACGTTCTTACATGATTCACCTTTGCGAATCTTATCCATCATCTCAGGGATAGTTTCATCACCCTCACCACAAGCGATGTAATCACAATCAGGTTCGAATATTTTTGGAATTGACGTTGGAAATACTCCACCAACAATACTGATGAACTCCTGATCATCAACCAGTTTGATCATCTTTTTCCAAATACCATAAGTATCTTCAACAATAGAGGAGATAACCACATCAGGTTGTACCTCAAGCATCATGTCACGCCATGCATCATACATGTTGACATTTTCTACTTGAAAATCTTCACTCCATTTATACTCCTTAAACATACCACGCTTGGCACGTTCTTTATCCCTATCTGCTTGTTCTCCAGACATAGCATCTGTGTCATCAGCGTAGGAAAACCAGGTAGAATCAAACAAATGAATATTAGTAAATCCATTCCTCTTCAGACATGCTGAGATAATGGCAATTCCACCCGGAGGTGTAACTCGCATATGTTGGTTTGGATACATGAAGAGGATTTTTAAGTCCTTCTTGTCAATCATTTTGTTAGATCAATATACTTTTCTTTAAGAGTAGCGATGGGTTCGCAAAGAGTTAGAATTTTGTCAGAAGAAATCATGACATCACTTTCCTGAGTAAGATCCATCAACCATGATGATAGTGTATTGTTCTCACCGACGAGCATTGGTTTGACCAATTTACAATCCGGTTCACCGATATCAGCACCGACTTCTTCAATCTGACTTACCAAACAAGATCCGGTAGTCAGAACAATAAGTTTAATGGTCATAAGGAAAGATTCTTAGACTTCAATTCTACCAGAGCCTTGCGTACCTTGTCAATGTATCCATTGTTACGTAGTTCTTTGTAAACCATGTTGTCAAACCCATACTCACCATACTTGTCCAGCGATTCGTTACGGATAGAATTGAGTTTTTTGAGCACCGCTTTCATACCAGAAGCGTTGTCTCCTCTGATTAGGGTTTCGATCTTACGCTTGTAGTTATTTGCTTTCTTTACAATTTCAGATTCATCTGGATCCTCAGAAATCTGCTTTGGTTCTTGGATCCACTTCTTTTTAAGAACGCTATAAACACCTTGACTTTTTCTACGCTTCTTACCAGGTTGCTCAATATAAGGTTCTACTTCAGCACCATAAACCTTGACATCATGTGTCAGCAACCACAACATTTTTTTATCACTGTAGTAGTCATCCATTAATTCTGGATCACAGTCAGGAACATATTTTGGATCTACTACCAGGTGGACATCAATGTCCGAATGCTTCGTGTAATTATATCCAGCGTTACCGCCGAGCATGAGAATATCCTTAATGGATGCTTCAGGAAGATCAACATACTCAGCGAACGCCTTGCCGAACTTCATCAACGCCTCACGTACTTCCCCGCGCAGTGAGTTGTCTTTCCAGAAGACGGTATTCAATTTGTCGCGAAATTTCAGCGTCAGGGATTCTCTAAGATCTGACGCTGAAATATGTCTTAGGACACGACTATACACAGATCACTATCGTTTTCTGTATTTATTCACCTCCGATGAAGTACTTCGGTTTCTTCTCTTCAGGAATAATCTCATCAAAATTAATAGTTAAGATACCATCCTCTACTTTGGCATCTTTTACTACCCAATGATCTGGCAACTTCCATACACGTTTGAATGGTCTTTGGGCAATACCCTGATGAACGTACTCCGACACATTTTGAATAGTTGTAGTATCAACACCACTGGAGTTGATATTAAGAGTGCCTTCTTTTACAAAGACCGTGATACTATTCTTAGAGTATCCGGCAACTGCCATCTCCATAAAATACTTCCCATCACGTTTGACAATATTGTATGGTGGAAAGTTTGGTTGTTTGACTGACTCCAAATAAGCGGCAGTCTCTGGTACACTGAGTGTGTACGAATTAGCTGTGTTAAACATGACCTCTAATGAGCATCGTGGATGTCCCCTGTTCGGGCGACACTACTAATTATAACACAAGGCATGAAAAAGGGGGTTGTGAAAACCCCCTGTGCTATTTCGGTTTACCCTTCTGGGGTCCGTTTTTTGCCAATATTATATTTCGTTTCTAGGATCCACTCACCTTTTTCACGGTAAGCGATGACCTTAATCTGATTTAGTGGGGCAATATCTGTGACAAGTTCTGCGTTTACCACGCCAACCAGTCCCCAATCTGCTAGCAACTGAACAATACGGTTGCGACGTTGGATGTCGTTCATGCTTAGGTTTGCTCGCTTCCCATCGAGAGCGAACAGTTCCTTAAAGTGAACAATGTAATACTTACCTTGCTTGTGTAGGATGTGGCAGGATTGATAGAGTTTCTTCTCTTTCCTACTCGCTACACCAATGCGTGTGAGTGTTTCTCTGACCTTTAGAAAATCGTCTGGTTCCGCTAGGGATACCTCAATCATCTTGTCAGGTGACCAGTTATATTCTGGTTCCTGGATCACGCTCATCTGATTCCTCCAGTGTCAAGTCTCTTTCTGATGTATGTAATTTGATCTTCAGTCAGAATAGAAAGAACTTGCTTCGCCTTTTCATTACTATAACCATAGTATTTCTTGACTAGTTCAAGGTTCTCCATCTCTTCCTTTCTAATCCAGGGAGAGAATCTTTTCTTGGATCTCAGAGTATTTAGTAAAAAATCATACTGTAACTTTTTATCAAGATGATGATTGACATTCATCTCATTCGCATACATCACAGCATCCAGATGACCAGACAAACATCTGTTAACAATATACGGAAGATATTTGGACTCAATATCCGGCATCTCGTCAATAATATTGACTTTAGATTGATTGATACTATTCAACCAGTCCTTAAGTTCAGGCATCAATCAGTCCTTCTTTCTTCAGTCTTGCGTAGTTGTAACACCCATCAAACTTTAGTTTGATTTTAGGACTTTGCTCGTAGTTAAACAGAAGCAGTTCTTTTCTTTCTTGCTGATCTTTACTATAAGATCCAGTAGATCTCATTGTGTATGTATGATCAAACTCGCTTACTTTCCACCCTTGGAATCTTTCTTTGACCAGTTGAGACGAATTGTAAGATATGAGTTGAGGACCAATAAACCGATCACAATCGGCAGCAAAACCGTCGTGACTGAATCCGTTATGCATACTCCCCTTCCTTCCATAAAGATTGCTTCGTATATCGTAGGGTGGGTCAAGATAGGTGAGGATGTTTCCGTCGTCAGTAAGGAGTTGTTCATAACTATGATTGGTAATTTTCCAATTTTTAATAATTAAGGAGTAGTAAGGAAGTTTCTCGATCCCTCGTACTGAGAAGTTGGAATCTGATGCCTGTTTGCTGAAGGATGAGGATTCAGATAGACCAGAAAAAGAGCACTTGTTAACAATGTAGAAACTGACAGCACGAACCTTAGCATCACACCTTCGGGGGTCTTGACACAAATACTCCTTAGACTCTTGGAAAAGATATTTTGCCGAACTGGGGTCAGGGTGCCTTTGTTTAAGTTGGAGGAGTTTGTCCTTAATTTCATTACCATAATCCTGTAGTTGCTGCCAGAAGGTTACCAGAGGTTCGTAGAAGTCGTTGACCCACACTTCCACCTCAGGGCGGGTTTGCGTCACGTACAGCGCCATAGAACCGCCTCCTAGGAAGGGTTCACGGTACTCTTTAAAGTCTTTGGGGAAGAATGGGGCAATCTTATTGATTGCTCTACTCTTGCCCCCCGGATACCGCAGTGGGGTTTTCAGAGAGCGACTCATAAGTCAAAAAGAAGTTAGTAGAACAACTTACACGCTCAACGTTAGCATTGAACGGGTAAACATAATGTAAGAGCCAGGCAGGGAAGATAAAAATATCACCTTCCTCAGGTGGAACAGGACCTAGTGAGATCATATTGTGTGGTGCCCACTGACCGTACTGCCATTCGATCATACCACCAGTAGGATTACGTCCTTGCTGATTGGGATGTTTCCATTCATCCTTTAGTTCTTCTGGAACAGAACCGTAGATAACACAAGAAAAATCACCACCATGGATGTGTGGAGGATTCCATTCACCCTTCCTCTGAACATTCACCCATGGTCTCTCAACACGAGCGTTCATCAGCATGTACGGTGGTGGTTGATAGGATCCAACCTTTGTACATTGATCAAGATAGTCGTCCAAATGAGCACGAAGTTCATCATAGAATTCGCCACTAAACGATGAACTTACTTCTCGTTCAATGTTACCTGCAAGAATTTTGGGAATATATTCCTCACTGTTGTTGGCACATGCCATAATCTCTAGACGAGACTCTTCAGTGATTTTATTTTTATACATGGTGGGACCAAAAGGTCGCATCACCACACCATCAGTAATTTCTCTGGTCATTTAAATTCACACTGTACCATAATTTCAGTCAATGCTGCCAACATATTGATCTCTTGGTCAGCAACAAAAGCAGATTGATACTGATACTTTGCGATCACCAGAACTGCTTCAGGAATACTTTGTGGTTTTAGTGATTCATACATCACATCATACACGTTACGGAGAATTGTGTTTGTGTCATTATCCATGTTCTGGACAATCCACTTTCTCACATTGGGAAATTCTTTTCTGGCGAGGTAACCCACCAGGTCTTGAACATTGCTATTCGCAAATGTTGAAACAATACCCGTGTCAATAGAACCGTTCGCCGCATATCGTTGACACTCATTTAGAACTCTTCGCCAATCGGGCAAATGCTTCTGAATAACCGCCGCAACAACCTTCTTATCTGCCTCCACATTCTCGGCAGCAAGAATTTGATTGAGTCTCTTGAAGAACTCGGCAGCGATACTTTGCTTCTCTTTACCTGTGAGTGCGAAGTCCACGACACTGCATCTGCTGTGTAGTGGTTCGATGATCTTGTTTTTGTAGTTACATGTAAAGATGAATCTACAGTTGTTATAAAACGCCTCAATGTTTGCCCGTAGTAGGAGTTGTACATCGTGGGTTGTGTTATCAGCCTCATCAATAATGATGACCTTGTGTTTAGCATCCGAGAAAAGTGATGAGGTCGAAGCAAATGACTTTGCTTGATTCCGTACAGTGTCCAGGAATCTACCTTCATCGGATCCATTGATGACATAAAAATCTGCTCCAATTTCTTTACACAGCGCCTTAGCGACAGTGGTCTTACCTATTCCAGGTGGACCGGAAAGAAGTAGATTAGGCAACTCCCCTTTATTTACAAAACCTTTCAGTGTATCCTTGATATGACTAGGAAGAATACACTCATCAATAGTTTTGGGACGATACTTTTCGACCCAAAGAAAATCATCACTCATTTCGTTTCCTCAAAGAAAAAGAACCATCATCATTAGGAGTCCACTCTAGCACGTCTCCTTCCTTCCAACCAGTTTTATCAATAAGTTCTTTGGGAAAAGTCAAAATTCCATCATCATCAACTTTACAAAAGAATCTTTCATTTTGACTCATTAGGTTCTTCAGTAATTTGATATTCGACAACGTGTTTGACTGTACGCTTTCCCGTATGATCTACTGTTTGCCAAGTTGTCCACTTAGCATCAAGAAGTTTTTCCAAACTCTCAAACAAGTCGTTTGCTATTTCTTTATTGGTAGCAAAATTACTCATGACCAACGTTTAGTTTTAAGATACACAAGCATGTCATTACGAATATCCATGAGTTCATTAAAACACATTTGATTGTGAGCACACTGACGTAGTTTGGGGTCTGGTTTTAGAACTGACTCAATGAAGAGATCAAGTCCTCGATTCCATTTGTCCTGTTTAGATTCGTTATCAAACATTGTATTTGGAGTCTGGTTCCAGAGCGATAAAATACGTAAGGTTGAGAGCGTTGTTGACAAATCTTGCGAGGTTTTTTCGTGAGATGACAACTTGATAACTTCCTGGCACAAGTTTGATGTTTTCGATCTTGAAGTTAAAGCAGAAATCAGCTGATGTTTCTCCAACTACGATCTGAAAATCATTAGAAGTATCGTTCTTACGGTCAGAGACCACAAGTTTTACGACACCTGCTTCGCCAACAACAGAAAGATCAGGTAGACCCAGGATGCCAGAAGATTTCATGATGCGTCGTAGTTGCTCATCCTGAACAACAAACTCAACATCTTCAGAAGGTAATTGCATTTCCTTCTCAGGAGGAGCGATGATGACACTAGGGTCGCTAAAGAAATACTTTGAGCGATTCATCTTTCCCTCACGAATCATGGCATGAGTATCCTCAGTAGATACGTCGATTTCGGGATCGCGATACAATGCGACAGTATTCAGGAACTGTGGAAGGTCGTAGATAGCAAAGTCCTTCGGAATATACTCCTCAATCTCTGCTTCTGCTAGCACATTCTGCATAGGAGAAATCGTGCGGATTTTACGTCCTTCCTTAAAGGAAAGAGACTGGTTAATAGAAGTAAAGTTCTGGAGGATCTTGTGGGTCTTATCGGACAGTTTCATTATTGAGGATAGGTAGAGGTCTTTTGGTGGAGACCAGAAAAATGGTATAGAAGCACACAGTAATGAATCGCTTTGAGGATATCTAGTTCAGATTTACCTCCTTTCTTACCAAAACGAGACAAGTACTTAATGGCATTTGATCGTGTGAATGCTTCAGCATCACCGATGCTTTCAATCAAATCGAGAGTTTGTGTCTTGGACTCTGGAGAAGTATAGTGAGAACGATATGTACCGGCAAGATACTCTTCTAGTTCTTTCAGTGTCACATCTTCTTGATACTTCCAAAACCCTGCGGGTCTTGACATGAGATATTAATGTGGTTGCTCTTATTATATCAGACACCAACTATACAGTCAACTGCTGCCTGCCAGTCAAGTGGATTATCGAAACGATAAGAAAAAGAAAACCTACGGCACTCAGTCCGAGCACAGTGCCATAATTCGTGCTCTTGTTCTGGACGGAATAGACCTACTCTCGCACTCCAACCGGGGGAGTCAGGCAGAGTTCTCAACTCATTATCCTTCCAACACCGAAAATAACCATCACCAGTCTGAGACCAGTTAAACAATATAATCCATCCTGGGGCACCATAGTTCGTGTGCCATCCTACGAATCCACTAGGAGGATAGTACCCAAGCACAGGATTGTCAAGTGCTTTAGGGAATTTGTCTAGAATAAACTTCTGCCTTACCTTAAAATCAAATTCCTCACGCGGGGTTTCAGGGCAGGCAGCGTTCCTCACAATCTGTACGGAAGGAACATCATGCCGTATTCCACGCTGAAGTATCATCTGAAGAAGTGGCACACTAGTTTCCCACACAGGATCTTTTACGATCTTATATGGGAACTCCCATTCCTTATCAGAGATACACTTTTTTTCTACTTGCTGAAGAAACTTAGCAAACTCCTCACCAATCTCAATATTATCAAACATAAAAAAAGGGGGTGTGCTCCCCCTAGTTATATTGGTATACTGGCGTCATCATTCCACCATCTGGTGGTCCATCATCATCTTCGTTAGTTTCTATAAAGAGGAGCATAAAGAATAAAGGTGCCAAGAAAAAAATAATTGCTTGTGCCCATTCTATGCTCATGATTTTCCTGCTATTGCTCCAATAGGAATAAGCATTAGCAATGCTGCCAATACAAATCCCATCACCAAATGCCTGGGATAATTTGTCCGGTCAATGCATACGCTCCGATAGCAGCGATGACTCCAAGCATTGCTAGGCGACCATTGAGACTTTCTGCGTTTTCGTTCATGAACTTTCTCCTAGTGTAAGATAAAATTTAGTTTGATCTGATGGTGCGTTCTCATAGAATGAGATATCACCGTAAGTTTTGTGGTCTTTGTATCCAACCATACGACCTTTCGTATTTTGGATTGCTCCCATCATGGCAATGATTAGGAAGATTGCAGGTGGTCCAATGATAAGAGCACCACCAATTACATAATAAGTGAGAAGTTCAAGTAGGGTGGGTTCCATCAGTAGGTTTCTGAGAGTTGTTCCACAGTATAACCGAGAAGGCAGAAAAAAGCAACTGCCGTCACGGTGAAAATAACTTCAGTCATCAGAATCCGAAGACCCCAAAGAAAAATACGCTACCACTGAAAGCATAAGAGACAACAGCAGCAACAAATCCAACCATAGCAGTTCGTCCATTCAACTTCTCTGCGCTCTCGGCATATGACTCGTAACCGTAACGCTCTGCGTCCGTCTTAGAGACATACATTTGAGGCTCTCTGGCGAACAAATTTGTGCGTCCACCGTCTTCGGTTGTTACAGTCACGATACACTCCGTAATGTTTCTTCACATAGTATATAGGAAATCTAAAGTTTTGTCAAGTCATCAGTCGTCGTTTCTGCCATAACGGATACAGGTCTTTTGGTTTTCTGCTGATGCTTTACACCATTGCCTAACGTAAGAATCTGCATCCATAGTCATTGTGTAGTGAGCATGGTTATGAAGCATCCCAATCATAATCACCACCCCAATAGACATCACATTAAAGTGTGTAACAGGACTAGTGAGGATCCTTATAAGATAATTTCTCATAAAAAATGGGGATGCCGTCGCACCCCCAGTATAACATCTAGATGTTTATGTGTCTATATCAACGATCAGAAATTATACTTGACGCCAAGTTTACCACCGTATCCACGATCGACGTTGCTGTCGCCACTGCCCAGAAAGGACACTTCACCATATGCGCCGAGGTTCTCGGTCAAACCAAGACCCAAACCTGCCTTACCGGAAGGAACGGTGTCGCTCTCAGCACCATCAGGGGAGACTACGCTAGCGCCGCCCTGGACGTAGTATGATGCGTTATCGCCGAATACGCCTTCGTACCCTACGTGAAGATCTGTCGTGGTTGAATTGTAGTCAGAACCCGTCCAACCAGCATTGGCTTCTACGTTGACGTAGGGACCTGCAAAAGCAGCGCCAGCGGATACGAACAGAGCAGCGGAGGCTGCGAATACAGATTTGATCATTTAAAAATACCTTTTAGTTACTTGCGGAATGGTTACCCGCAGATGGATAGAGACATCGACTTGTCTCGTTGTTAAATATACAACTGGCACAGTGCCAATTGTCACAACTCGTAATAAAATGAGTTGGTTCAGTATTTATAATACTTCAGATTTTAACATTTGTCAAGGGGCTAGCAGATTACGTAACTGCGAGAACCCCTTGACCTTTTCGAATTCTAGCACACTTTCGAACTTATCGTGCAGTTCCGACTTGTGTGAGATAATAAAGATATTCGCATCCTTAACGACGAAGCGGATAATCTTTAAAAACTCGTCGGTACCAAAACCATCCAGTGACGAGTCAAATACCTCGTCCATGATAAGAAGATTTGTAGCGACACTGTTCTTCATCCTTGCGATCTCTCGCCATGTAAACAGAAGTGCAAGATCGATTCTCATCTTCTCGCCTTCAGAGAACGAAGGATAGGAAAAGTTTTCGTGTATGGGTGACTGGATTTTTTCATTGAACTCACCATCTAAGGTAAAGTTAATGAAAAAATCCATCAGTTGTAAGTATCTATTGACCTGCTGATTGATAAGAGGCAAATACTTTTTAATAATGCTCGACTTTACGCCGTCATCCTTAAGAAGCACACTAGCTTGGAGACTGTAATTGTAGTCTTCTTTCAGCGTTTCATGGTCTTGTAATATGCTCTTTAGTTGTCCCTTGTACTGACTTAACTTCTCATGTTCAGAATTTCTGTCCTCGATTCGATCGGTAAGAGTTTGAACTTCACGTTCCAATCTTGACCGTAATTTATTAGATTCAGATACCTGAACGTTTGTTTGAGAAACCTCATTCGAGAGTTTAGTAATCTCCCTTTGCAGTGCAGTGAACTTACGTTCTCTGCTTTCCTCCGCCTTGATAGCATCCTCAAGTTCTTTGAGATTATCATCAAATTTGGCGACCGACTGCTGGAGCTGTACAGTTTTATTTACCCGAAACTCTTCCTCTATGGTTTGAGTACAGGTAGGGCATACCGAATTTTCATTAAAGAAACTTAGAGTATCACTTGTGTGAGATTTCTTTGACTGGATCTTTCCAAGGAATTTTCCCAGTTTTCTAAGCGTCTCTGAAGCATTGCCATAGTCTGCTGCTTCGTCCTCTTTGGTTTTAACACCTGTAAGGAGGGTTTCCACACGTTTCTGGTGCTTCGCAACTTCGGAATCGAGATCCAAAATTTGGTTCTGTTTATCTTGGATATCATTCTGACCTGATTCCTCCGTTGACTTGATGAAATTCTGCTGCATTACTATTTTATCACCAATGCCTTCTTTTTTCAAGTCCAGCGTCTTCAGGCGGTCCTTGGAGTCCTTTATCCGTGCCTTTAGGAGGTCAGACATAGAAGAGAACACAGAGATGTCTAGGAGGTCTTCTATGACCTCTCTACGGTGTGCAGCAGATAACTGCATAAAGGGGACGAAAGAAGCAGACCCAAGAATAACAATTTGGGTAAAGGACTTGTAATTGAGTTTGAGTATTTGTCCTTCCAGATACTTTTGTTGATCCTTTGCATCAGCGTCTTCATGAAGTTTGTTTCCGTTACGTTTGATCGTAAAGATTGTTGGTTTGATACCACGCACAATTTTGTACTGTGTGCTGTTGACAGCAAACTCAATCTCAACTACACAGTCTTTCTCATTCTGTGCGTTGATGATCTGCCCCTTATTAATCTTACGAAAGGGTTTGTTAAACAACGAAAAACACAGAGCATCAAGCAACGTAGATTTACCAGCACCATTCTGACCGACGATGACAGTATTCTTTACGTTGTTTAACTTGATCTCTGTGAATTGATTGCCCGAAGACAAAAAGTTTTTATAACGAATAGTTTGGAACTCAATCATTCTCGGGTTCAATTAAATCAGCAGGAGCAGCAACAACTGCTCGACCATCTTCTAGACGAACTAAAAAAGTTTGACCGTCTCGTTCAATTTTTTCCATATAATCATCAAAATTAGCATGAAAAGTTTCGAAATCAACTTCAATCATCATCGTCATTATTATCAGGTGGTGGAACTACAATATCGTCTTTAGTGATAATAGTATACTTAATTCCTGCTTTTTCACAAGCTCCGATTGCGAGGGCATCACCAACCTCCACAACAGTCATGTCCATTGTACCACATGCTTCGAGTTGGATGGCATATCTCATGGCATCGTCTTCCTCCTCAAAGAGGAACACGACCTTATCACCTATAGAATCCTTAACGGCAAAGGCACCTTCATCCTCCATCCCTTCGACAGTAATAATAAACATTACATTACCTCACATGCTTGCCTGTACAGGTCCTTAACAAGACTCTTGATCTTTGCCTTGCTTAGATCAGTTTCCAACTCATCAACGAACTTGTCTAGCAGCGTCAGAGTGTCTTCTGTTTGCTCAGCAGCGTCTTCACCAAAGTCCATCTGAGAGGTCTTCTCAACGATCTTCAGATCATAAGGATTAGCAGCAGACAGGGCATCAACAAACCTATCATAGTCTTTCTGACTAGACTTATTGACAACGATTAACTTGACAATCTTATCCTTGTACTCAGCAAACTTAAACAGTTGTCTAGGGGTGTCATCATATTTGATAACCCTAAACATCTGAAACGGATTGTTGATTGTTTCTAGTTCGTGTGTTTCTGTATCGAAGATATGGAATCCTCGCAGATCACCCACGTCGTTCCAGAACATTTCGTAAGGGTTCCCAAGGTAGAAAATCCTACCGTCTGATGATCTGGTGTGATAATGACCAGAGAAGACCCGATCGAATTTTTGATATGGTTGGATGTCGTCTCCATCTTCCATTGTGTATCCATGGTGAGCATAGAACCCGTTGAGTTCTAGATGACCCATGGCAACCTTAGCGGTAGACTCACGAATCTTCCTATATGTATACTCGCAGTTGTCAGAGTTAATCCAAGGGATCATACAGATCTTACAACCGTCAATGTCTATGTCCTTACATTCAGTGAAAGTATTGACGTTATCGTACTCTCGTAGAAGCAGATCGATAGTATTGACTTCGTTAGTATTTTTGTAGAACGCGGTGTGATTACCGACCACGGAGTGAAGGGTAATGCCAAGATCTCGGAGACGGTCAAAATAATTTCTTTGCGCCCAGTCCAAAGAATATAGGTCAATACCTTTACGACTGTCAAAAGTATCTCCCATGTCGATGACAGTTGTGATACCACGTTCCTGCAACGTTGGAAAAAAGACTTCTTCGTAGAACTTCTGAAAGTATTCATGAAATAATTTAGAACCTTTCTTAAATCCAAAGTGCTGGTCCGTGATAATAGCAACTTTCATCTGTTAGTGCGGTATTGTACCGCGTCTTTTATTTGATTATACTCAGATGACTTATCAGATTCGTCTGCGACGAATACTTCGTCAAATCCAGATCTTTCGATAATCTTTTGTCTAATCTCTAGTTGCTTTTTCTCCTTCTGGATACGACGGAGGAAAGCATAGTGGATGATTTGGGTAAAGTAAGCAAAAGGATTGCTAGACTTCTCAGGATCAAAGTTATTAATATACTGGACACAGTTCTCAATTCCGTCACAAATCATGTCATCCTTGAACATGTAGTTGACGAAATTTGGTTTATAAGACAGGTGAGTAGCAATCTTTAGAAAACATTCACCTAGGTAATTTGTAATTCTAGGTTTAGGTTCTCCTGCTGCTTCAGCGTCTTTAATACCTTTTTTGTATACAATAATAGCAGCAAGAAACTCCTTATTGTTTACATAATGTTCTGATCTTTTACGGACCATGTAATATACTATTCTTTATACATTATAGCATAGCTTGACAAGATCGGCAAATGTATGTATGATGACTCTGTTCCCGTTAAAGGGGTGTGGCTTAGCTTTAAGACTCGTAGAGCTTCTCTAGAAGATTTCTTGCTTTATCTACCGTAGAAACATATCCCATCTCTTTAGTAAGATCAGGATGACCTACGTCAAACCCATGATTAACTACTTCTTTATAAGTGTTTACTATCTCTGGAGATGAGATTTGTGAGATTGTAATTACCTTAGACATAGGTAAGATATAAGTTTCATCATCAGTCATTTTCATCCAAGGTTCGAACTTATACCCCATGGGTATATTCGTGCCATGGGCACGAATCTCTTTACAAATAACAGGATTATCTATAACAATTGTTTCTGGTTTTTCTTTATCAGTATTATCTACAACAACCATTGCTAAAATTTCTTCACCAGATACTAACTTGATGCTAGCATAGAACTCATCATACGGACTATCAGATTTTGATTGAGATGATGTCATAGTTAAACTTCTCTTCGTTGTAGTACTTAATTCTCTCTACAAGGTGGTTCAGGGTGTAGTTACTTCTAGACCCCTTCTTACAATCATCGGCGATGTCGTAAAGTGTTGCTTTTAATTTGTTCTCACTCTTTCGCAAGACTCTACCGATTGATTGTAGAGTTCGGATTCTTGACTTGCTAGGAGATGAAAAAATTACGTTGTGAAGATTTTTTATGTTAATACCGGTAGAGAACGTTCCAAATGACGCAATGATAATAGCGTCTTGTTCTTGCTCGGTAATTTCACGGACTGCTTCTCGTTCTTCAGTGTCAACACCACCGTGAACAAAAAATACCTTCCTACTGTCTGTATTTATGAGGTCATATAAACCCTCTCCATGTGCGGCAACCCGACTAAACAGAATGAGTGTATTACCTTTTAAGTCATGGGCAAGGTTCTTAATAAATCTATTCCTCTTCTCATGACCAATGATGAACTGTACTTCGTCCTCATAAGTCTCAAAAATTTGAGGATCATGCTTCATTAGCAGAACTTTGATATTCAGTTTAGCAAGATACCCTGCCTCCTGTAAGTCCTTGGTGTTGATGATTTTATAAGATGGTCCAAACAGACCTTCTAGCACCCACTTGTGAGTCTGTGTACCGTCAAGAGTTCCAGTAAATCCGTATCTATACTTCGCATCTGCGAGTTTAGACATGATGCTAATAAGAGATTTGGATTTAAATTGGTGTGCTTCGTCCCCGATAATGACATCGAACTGACCAAACCACTTACGATCCATCTTATAGATCGACTGCCAGGTACTAATGACAACATTTTTCTTGGCGATTCTCGTCTTGCCACCATAGATCTTATAGCAATTGTGCTGTGCGTTCCAACCATAATCCTCAAAGTCCTTGTACATCTGCTCCACCAGAGATGTGGTAGGAACAACAATCAAGACTTTCCTAGACTGCTCTACATGGTACCTACAAACGCCGTAGATCATCAAAGACTTGCCAGAACCCGTAGGACTGATTAGAAGGCGTCTGTTACGTCTCAGAGCGTCGTAAACACCTTCTACCTGATAATCCCTAGGTTTAAACGATGTAATGCGTTGTAGGTAGTCCTGGACCCCTTCCTGGGATACCATCTCATTCTCCTCATATGGGAGACCGTAGAACTTGTTACTCTCAAACTCAAACGTATATCCGTATCGCTGACAAAATACTTGCAGTTTATCAATTAAACCACAGTAGATTTCTTTTTTCTCAATATTAAACAGACGAATTTTTCCGTCCCAATACCTACTACGGTACTGAGGCATAAACTTCGCATTGGGAATATCAAACGTAAACTGATCTTGTAGTTCATGTTGAATGTGTGGGTCACACTCAACCGTTAGATAAACCTCATTCTTTTTTCTAATAACCAGATCAGCCATAACCAGCACTAAACCTACGCCATTCGATAGCGTTCTTGATTTGGTAGGTTCTATTGGTAATTTGCTTTAGCACCTCTTCGAGATACTTGAGCATAATGTCGTAATACTCAATTTTGAGTTTTGCTTTCTGCATCCGCTCGTCAGCGTCGAGATACAGTTGCAACTCTGCTTTGTCTCTTACTTTGTATGGAAACGGTTCGTCGATATAAATCTGCGAATCCGCTTTCCCAGAATAATACTTACGACGTTCCAGTAGAATACCTGAAAACACAGTCTCTGCTTGCTTTTTTAGCGACAGTGTTGTATTATATAGGTCGTAATATTTGGCGTGTAATTGGGGAACCTTTAGCGACTCTGTGTCCAGCTCATCTGGATTGATAACAGAATCGGTTGCCCACATTTTCTGGATAACTTCCAGAGAAAAACTAGACTTCCTTTCCATCAATGTTCATCAAATCAAACATAGTGTATTTGAACACTGCCGTAGCAGTAAAATATTCTTGTTCCTGAATTGTGGCATTGAAGGGAATACCTTCTAAAGACACAGGAAATATATCTCTAAACTTTACTCTTCCCGAAACCCTTAGACTGCTGTTTAGAATCAACAGCGTAGCATCACTGCGGTTGTCGAGTTTAGACTGACCTAGATCTTCTGGATATCCTAGTTCGCGCATCCAGTTGTAGATCTGGTGGTAGTTTTCCATGTTCTCATCGACAAGGAAATCTACTCTTAGATCTTCATACTGAATCTTATCGCCAGGAATAGGAATATCTCTAAGATAGTTTGACTGTCTAGCAGTTCCCATAGAAATACCAGGCAGATTTGCCTTGTTACACAAGAAATCTACCTTACGACATCTATTCAAAACCAGTTGGAATCCACCAATAGAAAGAAAATTCCTATTAGATACCTGATTCAACTTGCACGGATTGTTAGACATCAGTTTCCCAGTCTGACACTATTTAGTAACGATACTCTTGGATATTATCTAGCAACTTGTTAAGCATAGTATGAGCACCTTGATGCCATTCATCACCTTTACTTTGGTATTTTCCATCATACAATTCTTTCTTCAGTTTCATTGTACGATTAAGGATCTCTTCTCGCTCTAATCTGTTCTTAGGCATATGCGTTTTTGACTCCCCAAAAAACCAAGTAAATTACTGGTGACAGAATGAGCGATGCTTTTATTAACATGGCACTACGTTCACGTATACTAATTATAGCAAAACATAAAAAAAAGACCCCCACTTGTGTGGAGGCGCTGACTATTTGTAGCAAGAATCACATAAGCACTTCTTTACAGATTCTTTTACACGATGCTTGATTTGAGGTATCACACTCAATCAAACATTCATAATAATCGTTTAGTAAATTTTTTTGATTTTCGTATTCCTCCCAATTTTTTACATCGTTATCTGAACGACCCCATTCTGATAATTGGTTACTCGATAGTAGGTTATGCATAAGGTTGCATTGCCAGAGGTCACTTTATATAGTATACTTTGTGTTTGTTTACTAACATTAGTTGCTTTTTTACATTACTACAAATTAGTACACATAAAAAAAGAGACCCCCGAAGGAGTCTCTGTACGGTATATAAACCGTGATCACATAAGGTTTTGGACCTTGACGCGACGGTAGTAGCGGTTGGAACCAGCAGTGATACGTCCGAGACCCTGTGTGGTGCCTTCGGCGTAGGGGTTCGAGACCATGCCGTAGCGAGTCTTGAATCCGATTTTTGGCTGGAAGGTGTCCTGACCGACGGCACGAACCATCTGGAGAGGAACATAAGGACAGTAGAACAGACCTGCGTCGTAAGGGGAAGAACCCTTATAACCCATGACGTAGTACTGATCGGCGCTTAGGTTAGCAGCGAAAGGATCGATGTAGACCTTGAAGCGACCATTTAGCAAACCAGCGAAGGTGTTGCCGGTGTCGTCAACGGTTAGGTTGGCGTTCAGGGCAGGCGTATAATCCAGTTGTCCAGCAGCGGCTAGAGCAGAAGCAACGTCAGCAGAGCAAAGGATGATGTTACCCTTCCCGCGACGAGTTCTCTGAGCGATTGCGTTCGCATCTCTTTCGAGTTGGAACATCATACCCTTAAACTTCTCAACCATCCAACGTCCGTTGGAGTCAACGTCGAGGTCGAACACGCCACCAGTGGCAGTGTTGGTTTGGGCACCAGGCTCAGCAGCCTTGTAGATGGTACGGATGATCTCGCGGTTGATCTCAGCAAGAATCTCAGTGCTGAGGATGTTAGCGAGTTCAGCCTCGGCGTCTAGACCGTGGATCGCCTTAAGGTCCTGAGCAAGCTCAAGTGAGTACTCAGCTTTCAGTGCTCTGGAGCGAGCAGCAACAGTGACCTTTTCGATGCTGAACGACATCTCGCGGAAGTCGTTGCTAGAAGCATCACCTAGAGCTTCCAGTTTCTGAGCATTAAATCCCTGACCAGTGTTATAAGCGTTACCAGCACCACCGTTAAGGATGGAAGGATTAGTACCGCCTTGGGCAGTTGTACCGAAACCAACGTCGGAGTCGCCGTCAACAGTGCCAAGGGCGTAATCGCCTTGATCGGTGAAGGAGGCGTTGGAGTTCTGAGCGGAGAATGCCGAATCAGGCTCGTTGAAGAATGCTTCAGTTCCGTTCTGGTTGTCGTAACGTGAACGCATCGCGAAGATGAGTCCAGTAGGACCGTTCATTGGTTGAACGCCAGCAAGGTCATAAGCGACCAAGTTGGGCATTGCGCGACGGATGAGGCTGATTAGAACGGGGTCAAAACCAGCAACAGGACCACCAGAGGCAGCACCGCCACCAAAGGCAGGGGAGGAAGCAGTTCCACCACCATTACCTAGTGAGGTGGTAGGGGGTGCTTCGGCGAGGAACGCACGGTCCTCTCTTAAAAATCTTTCTTGGTTTTCGAGAAGTTGGGCAGTAACAGCTCTACGGTGATTGTCCTTGATATTATCAAGACCTTCAGCTTCTAGTAGAGGTGCCCACTTCTTCTGTAATTGAGAAGAATTGAACATTTGGGGGTTTCCTTAAGGGGAAGTTTTAGTTAATTTAGTTGAACTGGGTTAGAGCGCGTAAGTATGCATCCATTGCTGGAGAAACGTCTTCGCCAACAGGGGCATCTTCAGAGATAACCTCTTGCGAATCTGTTACAGGTTTCTGAGCAAAATATGCTTCGCGAAGTGTAACAAGTTTTTCGCGATATTGTTCCTCACTTTCAAACTCAACACCTTCAGCAAGACCCGCTAACTTTTCCTTTTGGGAAAGGGCAAGACCTTCACATACGTCATCTAGGATGTTGTCAGAAACAGATTCGGAAAGACGCTTAGTTAAAGCGACATTGCTCTCAATCTGTTCGTTGAGCTTGTTTTCCATCTCATCAAGTTTAGAGACCATTGCCTCTAGTACATCGTATTTTTCTTCAGGGAGTTGTACATAATGTTCTTCAAAAAGTCCCTTGAGACCTGTCATAAAGGACTCCGAAAGTTCGCCACGGATACCGCTTTGGACTTGGAGTTCGTTTTCGTTGATCCATTCTTGAGCAACGTACTCAAGATAACCATCAACGCGCTCAGTAAGTTCAGACTTGATAGCTTCTACTTGCTCTACAAGTGTCTGCTCGTACTGAGATTCGATTGCTTCTTTAGCGGAAGCAATACGAGTTTTTACTACTGCTTCGAAAACAGTTTTTGCTTTTTCTTGGAACTCATCGGAAAGCTCTTCGCCTTCGAGGAGAGCAGCAACGTCCTCCTCCAGATTGAGTTCTTCTTCTGCTTCTACTTCTTCGTTAGCGCCACGACCATAACCAGAACTCTTTAGAGCACCGGGTCCTGGCATCGTGGTGGAAGCGGCAGCATTTTTAAAATGCGGATCGCCTTTCTGTGCGAGAGTAGCAGAAGGGGTCTTTAGTTTGTTAGACCCATCGTCTGGTCTGGAGTTGGTTGGAGTAGGACCGCCGAGATCTTCAATTGCTCCTGCATCAGGAACATAATTAGGTGCCTTAGGCATTGGATCGGCAGACTTAGCACCCTTCGTTACCTGGTTCTCCATCTCATGTAGTTCGTTATTAACGCTCATTTGAAGTTTCCGAGAGTACCTGAAATTGCTAGTATTATTTAGGGTTTAGATATTTGACAGGAAGTCTGCAAAGAGGCGCAATTTATTAGCCTCATAGAGTTCTCTGTCTATCATAGTAATATTTAGAGATTCTTTAATCTCTTCACATTTTTTCTCGCGCAAAACTGATCCTTCCCACACCCACTCTTTGCCTTCCATGATGCCATTAACAAAAGCATCTGGGGCAGAAGGGTCTGCTACAATATCAGCAGCAGTGGCAAGCATGAAGTCTTCGCCAACATAATTTACACCGTCGCGTTGGACAATGGAACCCATGCCGCGAGAGGAGACACCCAACTTAACCCCATCCGCCAGAAGGGATTCGGCGATTTTACCCATTGGTGTGGATAGGATTTGTGCCTTGCCGATAAAGTTATTACCTTCCTGACGTAGTTCCACAATTTTGTGAGAAACACGATCAAGGTTAATTTGTGGACCATCAGGATGACCCAGTTCACCTAGTGCCCGACCTGTGGATACAAAAGCATCAGTATAACGCTTTACTTCGTTACACATGGTAGCGATTGGATAGCAACGCCTATTGCGATTGACTACCTCTGCTTGTAGAAATGGTCCCTGAATGTATAGGGTTTTCTTACCGTCTTTTTCTTCGGTAAGAATATCTACTGATTCGATTTCTTCGGAAATTAGTTTCATCCTACTTGTACCTCTTGAACGTAAGCGTCACATCCGCTAGAAGTTGCTGGATAAAGAACTGGAATTACGGATTTTGCTACAGTAGCAGTACCGGCAAATGCTCCGGCACCTGATGCATCGTGAGAAACAGTGATCGTCTGAGCGTACTCGTTAAATCTCTGTGGACTTGATACTGCGGTTACTTCTTTGTGGACCGCATTGTAATCACCAACGGAAGAACCGCTGATAGTTACATAATCACCAACCTTGATTTTGGTATCAGGATGGTTAAGTGTTAGAACTGTAGGATTAGCGGCAGTTGCTGCTGTCACCGTTGCATTTGCTGGATGACCTACACGAAGTAGTTTCTCGCCGTTCTTGTTTACGTGACACGTAACAAGACCAACACCACCAGAAGTAGTCGTGTTGCATACGCCGATGTGACCGCTCTTCTTTTCGTCAGTGACGGAAATAGAAAGGGTGCCAGTCTTGATTACGATGGCGTCCTTAGTTACAGCGGTAGCATTTGCTGATGCAAGATTACCTACATTTTGTACTGGACGGATTGGTTGTGATGCGCTCATTCTTCCTCTTGAGGTTCTGGATCAACTTCAGGTTCTGGTTGGATTTCGGTCTCAGGTTCAGTTTCGAGTTCTGCTTCTACCTCTGGTTCCTCTGGTTGCTCTGGCACTTCTGGTTTGTCACCAAAAAGACCTGCGGCAACTTCGGGACGCATGGCATCAACTTTTTCGCCTGCTTTAGAATAAAGAACACCTTTGATGTAATCGGATACTTCTGAAGGAGAAGCGTCACCAACCATTTTGTTAATCAATTCAGCAGAATCCATAATTTTTTATAAAGTGATGTATTTATTTATCAGTTAGATCTTTGCTTTTTTAATATCAATACCAGGAGACTCGGTTGATGACTCATCTGGCGCGGGATCTTTACCATTTTTTCCAAGATCAGTGTTGGCACCATTCAGTGACATTTGACCCTGCATCATCATTTGCTGAGTCTCCAACGGAACACCCGTGCCCAATGAATTCTCTTCCTCCATCTCAGAGTCCATCTCCATGATCTCCTCATCCGTCTGGCGAAGGATCTTACGTTTAACATAGTCCCTACTGTAGTAAGTACCTATGTATGGTTCGATCTGAACCATGAGGTTGAGACGCTCGTTCATCAACTCTGCCTCTTTAAGTTCAGCAAAGTGATTGTCATACAGATAGTCGAACTGGATGTGTTCGGACATCTGATCCCAATCCTCAGGGGTGACAATGTTTTTGAGGATTAGTTGTGTCTTAAGTAGATCGAGGAATAGTGAAGAAAACCGCTTGCGGAGACGACCCACAAACTTGGAGAACATAAGTTCATCACGAAGAATCTCGCTGCTTCTTCCGAGGTTAAAACCTCCGTCAGCGCCAATACGAGACTCTGGTACGTTAAGACTTCTGTAAAGTTTTTTCTGGAAATAATCTACGTCTGTCAGTTCACCCAGATTTTGACCACCTGGTAGTGTAGAAATTTCTGTTCCACGACCACCTTCACGCCGAGGCAACCAGAAGTCTTCCAGCATGGACATGAACTTCTTGTCGTCTTTGATCTCACCAGTGTTGGCGTCATACACCAACTTGTTCCGGTAACGACTCATGACATCGCGAAGATATTGCTCTGCCTTTACTTTTGGTAGATTACCAACGTCGATGTAAAAAATACGTCTTTCTGGCGCACGCGACATGCGATAGATAACCAGCGAGTCCTCAATCATTCTAAGTTGATTGAGAGACTTAATTGCCTTATGAAGATAAGACAATGTGATGTGCTTATTGCGATCTACAAGACCAGAAGTAACATGGCAGATGGCATCTTTGGCAATTTTAACGCCTTTGCCATGCATACTTCCATACTTCTGTGCCGTGCCCTGCGGATAATATGTGTAGAATTCTACGACTTCAGCATCTTTACCACCCTTAGAAGGATCTTGTAAATCCTGCATTGGAGGAGATATTCTGTTTCTATTAGCGTCCTCTTTGGGTTTGATACGCATCAACTTGATCTTGAGCGGATCAATATAACGCACTTCTTTCAGACCTTCTTGGGGTTTCTGAAGGTCAATTACTTTATGATAGAAAATTCTTCCGTCAACATACCAGTTGCGGAAGATTTCATGTGATTTTTTATCAAACTCAAGTGTATCTTTAATATACTTAAATTCGTTTCTAATAACCTTCTTCAGACTCGCACTGGTTTGGAGATTATCTAAATCAATTTCAATAGGACTATCGTTCAAATCTGAAACGATAGCTTCATTCACAACATGCTCAATAGCGGTGTCACACTCGGGGTGCAGCGCCATTTCGCGATACTTTCTGATAATGTCAAATTCAGTTTTGTAAACACCTTCGATGTCTACATACTGACCGTAAAAACCAGAAGAAAGATAATAGTCAGACCCATCCTCGTCATTAGGAGTGACGGGACTAACTATACTTTTTGATTTCTGGTCCTCATTATCAATAGAGAATCCAAAAAGTTTCGCCATTACATACGGTCTTTTCGTCTATTTAGGTGATCAGACGATGGCGTCTTGAGCATCCTTATCGAAGGCTTCCCAGTACTGGACCTGCAAGGTCACCTGGAATTCCTCAATAGTATCAGCAGAATCGTAAGAAAGTTCGATACCACTGACAGCACTTGGCCAACATCCATTCATTCTGTAAGAACGAAGAACTGGGAGTTGATTAGCGTTCAGTTCGCCTGGTGTCAATAGATCACCGGCACCACGACCTAGTTGATGAACAGTCCAATTTGCCTGATAATCAGCAGGGTTGATTGTACCAGAACCATCAGATACTTTGACGATGAAGTTAGACCACTTCTCAAAAGCATCACGGATATTAAAGTCCCCATCGTTCATGATGGTGATTGTCCAAGGATCAAAGCGTCTGTCACCAGCAACTTTGAGTTGGCGTCCACGGAAAGGAACTACAACTTCAGCAATGTTAGAAGCAGGGAGCTGTGCTCCCTTGATCATCATGCGGAACTTGAGATCTTCCTCTACTGTGGAAACAGAGAGTTGATCTCCGATCGCTGTAGGGAAGTTAAACTCAACTTCGAACAGATTGGGGCGAGCGCCCCCTTGGACTAGACGACTCTTAAAATCGTCGATAGTGCGATCACCGATTGGTGGAATGTTACGGTTTAATGGCATTAGTAGTTACCTCCTGATCAAACTGTGCCGACGACTTCTGAGAAAGATACGCCTGTGCGTGTAGCAACAAACGTTAGACCGATGAAGTTGATCGATCTTGCTGGTTTTACAAAGATATCCGCTACAAACTCATTGCGGTCAATAACATCTGGGGTGTTGTTGGTATCGTCACAAACAAGTAGGAAGTCTTGGATACCACGCTTTGACTGAACGTCGCGTAGGAAAGGTTCTACGATGTTCACGAAGTTGGTTCTTGTACCAGCATCGTTGAATTCGAAGAGTTGAGCGTTAGCAGCGTTCTCGATTGCTTGCTCAATAGTGATGAACAATCTACGAACATTGATACGATCAAAGGCGCTTTCATAAGCAAGACCAGTCTTATCACCAAATAGAACTGTACCAGAACCAGGTGATGTGATTACTGGATTGATTCTGCTACTGTAGAGTCTGTCTCTTGCGTCCTGACCAGGATTAAAGGAAAGTTTTACAGCGTTTGCTAGAGCACCACGAGTGGTACCAGCAGGAGAGAACCATGGGAACTGATTGATATCAGTTCTTACCATTAGACCAGCGATATCGTTAGAAAGTGGTACGTAGTTAAAACGCTTGTTAAAGCGATCATAAGTGTACTGATAACCACTATCAAAGATGGCGTATGAGGAGGAACTTAGTGGAGCAAAGAACTCAAGTACATTCTTAAGTTGAGTTGCTGCGTTAGTTACGCCTACAACAGCATCTCTGTTTGGAGAGATCGTTGTAACACAATCCTTACGTGCTTCACAAATACTGATTAGTTTCTGTGCCTTCGCTTGTTCTTCTTCCTTACTCTTAAAGGCAGAACCTTGTAGAAGGAAACGGATGTCAGCGTTGACAGGATCAGCAAGTTTTTCGTAACTAGTTAAAATGTCACCTAGGTAAGCATCGTACTGGCCAATTGTTCCTTTATAATCCTTACCACCAGATAGTCTGTAAGAAACAGAACCAAGAGAGTTAAAGTTAACGTTTCTTGCGTCCTGACCCCAGGCACCAGCAGCAGGGGCGATAGGAGTAACTCCAGTGCTGAATCCGTTTGCTAGTGGTTGTGTGTTGCGGAAACTGTCAGCAGCATTTACTAGAGAGATACCAGCAAATACATACTCGGAGTTCTCAGCAAGATAATCTTTGTAGTAGACTGCCTTGTTAGGACTTACTTCAGCGTCTTTTGCCTTGGACAGGTTACCGTGCTTCTCAAGGATGCTGTTAGGAGAACCTGATACATCACCGTCGGTGTCGAAAACAACAACGTTTAGACCATCGTTATCACCGCCTCTTTCTATTACATAACCATTTGTTCCTGGTTTTGGTAGTAGAGATCTCCAAGCAAGAGTGACATTATCTTCGCCACCGTCAGCAACAGAGGTTAGAGCATTTTGCTGACTATACCAGTCAGAAGGAGAATGAGCTGCTGTAGTGAAACCTAGTGGGTTACCGATAGAAGAAACGCCGATAGCAGAACCGGTCTTAAACTCTAGTTGGGAACCTTCTTGGTAGTTTCTTGCGGTCTCTAGACCAGCAACTACAACTGAGGTAACCTTAACGTCGATAAAACCAGAACCAACCTTGGTGATGATACCCTTAAGGTGATCGTTTACATCAGGAGTTCCGGTTGTACCGATACCGATGTTTGTACCACCTAGTTTCTGAGTTACCGCCATACCGACGATAACGCCTTTAGTACCGATGGCACCGCCACCGATAGCAGGGAATACACCTGCAGTATTAACACCAGAAATTCTTTGGTCAGCAGCGTTGTCAATAACGCAAACCTTTAGACCGTCACCCCAGAAACCAGGGTTCTTAGCGATCCAGTAGGCGCTTGTGATGCCTGCAAAATTGTTGTTGTAGTGATCTACATTCTCAATCGTTAGACTGGCAACAGAAGAAACACCAACAGCAGCGTTGGCGTTGACGAGCTCAGAACCGCTTGCTCTGACAACTTCTAGTTGACCACCATAACTTAGGAAATTCGAAGCAGCATACCACGTTTCGTAGTGATAATCAGTGGTTCCTGCCCCAGGACCACCAAATACTTCGACTAGTTGCTTTTCACTAGTGATTCTGGTTACTTCATTGACAGGTCCCTGTTTAAAAGGACCAGCAATACCAGCGGAGACGTTGATAGAAGCGTTTATCCCGCCTCGGGTTAGATCAACCTCTCTTACACTAATACCTGGGGACGATAAACGTAGTGCCATCCTAACTCCCGTATTACCCGTTTAGACTAAAACTATTTAGAAAAGGGGATGTTTTAATGGCGTGAATAGTGCGTGAACCCTACCAGTCAGGATACTCCCATTCGGATCGTAGTTTTGTCTTTCTTTTACTTGTTACTCTTATCTTCGTACAATCCTTACACTCATAAGAATATGCTGATGGTGTAGTCCTATCATTTTTTGTTCTATAAAAATCATTCAACAAATCTTTTTTCTGACCACATTTTCTACATACTCTTTCAGTAAAAAGTAAGTGGTCTAGTAAAAATTGATCTTCAAATTCCATTACTGGAATTCCCACATATAAGACATATCCCCATATTCATCAACCTTCCATATGTCACCATTAGAGTCAACCTCACCATCAATGTCCGTCAGACCATCGCTAACGAAACCGAATGGTGACATATCCTGCTCAATTTGATTCTTCTGTTCTTCGTAAATTCTCTTACGGACATCATTATCCGTCATTTCTTTAAAATATTCTTGTGCTACTAACCACGCAAAGATAACCAGACACATTGC